AAACTAAGTCAGACAGGTCAGGTGGTTGATAATTTGGTCCTTTAAGGACTTTACCGTCTTCACGGTAGATCGGTTTGCCGTCATCACCGAGCTTACTCATGTTGCTAGTATGCACACGGCGTAGGGCTTGTTCAATATCCCAGTCCATGTTCTCAGCGTACTGAGCACAGACGTAGATAAGGTCAGCAAGTTCTTTAAGGCAGTCAGCACGGCTACTGATGTCCATCATAGCCATGTTGTAATCTGCTTCAATAAACTCTTTAAATTCCTCAACGATCAAATTCTTCTGCGTCAAGCGGGAACTCAAATCGTTCCGTATATTGTACGCACTGCGAAATTCGATTGCTTGGTTGCTCAGTAGTGACATATTGCAGTTCGTTTGTGAGGTAGTGGATTGCTTTTTCTAAGTCTTCGACATAATTGTCTTTGTATCCCGCACGGCAGATGTACTTTACTGCATTACCTAGGTGGTAGGTGAGTCCTTGATCACGAATAAAGTCCCATACTTCGATGGTTCCGCGGCGGTAGTATTCTGGGGAGTGGGCCATTCTCTAAGCAGTTTTTTAATTGTATTTGTTAGTGCGTAGTTTTGTCGTTGTAGCGCAAGAAGGATTGTAATAATGTCATCCTTCTCAGCTTTTGGTAGCAGATCAGTCAGTCGTTTCAGTTGAAAGTCCTGCTCCATTGTCATCTGTGTTACAGGCATCGGGGGGAGTCCAGTAGAGGATTTGTTTTCGTCCGGCGTCATAGTTCTCGTGTTGAAGGATTTTAGCCAGGCGAGCATTAAGCATAGCATCGTCTTCCGACAACCCTTTAGCTTTATACGCTTTGACTACAGTATCCCACGTACAGCCTTCTTTGTCAAGTAGTGCAGCAGCACGTTTGACTCCGACTCCTGGGATGCCACTGTAACCATCTGTTTGGTCTCCTGACATGGTTTGGATGTAGTGCCAACGTTCTGCTTCCTCAGGCGTGATAGTGATAACTTCATTACTGAGGTCAAATAATTCACCAGGGATCTGCCGCATGTCCTTGTCTGGAGATACGATAATATGACCCGGATCCTTGGTAGCATAGATGCCGATGGAATCATCAGCCTCAAGGTAGTGGTTGACAATTACTGGGTATTCTTTCTTGAGAGCATTGATTGCTCGTCTATAACCACATGGTTTCTTTCGGTTACGGTGTCCTTTATACGCTGGATACAGTAATTTACGGAAGTTGCGACTACTAGAAAAGAAAAGAATAAAATCATCGAAGCATCCAAGATCGCTTGCGATTGAATAGAGTTCTCGGTCGATTGTTTCCATGACCTCTGAGAACTTGGAAGTGACGACAATAACGTCATCTCCGAAGTCGATCTCTGTTTCGCAGGAAGCACAGGCTTTGTATACGATATAGTCTGCATCAATGAGTAGACTCATGTTTCATGTTATTTAGGTGTATTAGTGTACGTCTGCCCATGTGTTTCCTATCTTACCTTCCGCTGCAATAGGGCAGTGAAGGTTGTAGTATTCTCCAGCTTGTACAGCTGATAGTTCGAGCAGAAATTTTAAATCGTTAGCGTGATCTGGGTCACACTCGTATTGCAGTTCGTCGTGGACAAATGCTAGTTGTGATGCACAGAGCGGCATTGTACGCACGGCATCGTTGGCAATCAGTAGCCATCTTTTCGCGAGAGATGCGCTAGACCCTTGTAGTAAAAAGTTGAGTGCTTTATGCGATGAGTCAACGTTAAGTCGTCTTCCATCAATCGCTTTAACATAGCCACGATCAGCCGCAGCTTGAACAGCAGCAAGAAGGTCAGCCAGACCCGGAATTGCCTCGACATAAGCCTTGCGAATTTCTTTACCTTTGGATTTAGCTGCAGAACTGTTGAGAGACTTGTCATAGCTTAATCCAATTTTGGCATCGCCGGCACCATAGAGGAAGGCGTAGGTAACTGTTTTGACAAGCTTTCTACTGATTCCAATTTTGTCGGCATTTGTTTGATGTATGTCTCCGGTGAGAAGAATGTGTGCATAACGACCCTCATCATAACGATGAAGATAATTGGCGAGCATACGCAGCTCAACACCACTAAGGTCCGCACCCACCATAACTTGTCCGGGGGCTGCTGTGAATAATTGTCTGAATCTTTCGTCACTTGGGGTTTGCGCAAGGTTTGGGTTTCGGTGGGCACAACGCCCTGTGTTTGTAGCTACACTGCAATGGTGGTGAATCCTCTTAGATTTCGTAACAAGCTTGAGCCATGCGTTCTTCCCTTCGGAGAGCATCCCTAACATCTTCGAGATCTCCAGCATCCTCAAGAATGAGAGCGCCAGGTCCGTTCCAATATCTTTCAAACTCGTTTCGTCTACGATCGGCTTCCCAGTAGGCGTAAGGGAGGTCGGTTCCCAACCGCTGTGTGTCTTCAATATCCATGCTATGTGGTCCCGTGAATTGGGGTTAAAATCTTTCAGGCGGGTGAACTCTGCGCCTGCAATGTAGCCTTTGCTTTTGTTATCTCGTTTAGGAGTGAATCGTGATCCTGGGACGAGAGGGTACCGTTCTCGAAGTAATGAATCAATGCCTTCAAGTTCAGTTCTGAGAGCAGATGCAAGTTCCCATGCAGCTCGTTCATCAAAGTACCATCCATGTTGTTCTTGTTTTGTTAGTATGTGGGCTACCCGGTGCTCCATTTGGAGCCACTCAGGTATGGGAGGAAGTGCTTCCATAATTTGTTTGTAACAACAACGTCCTGCTTCATGTAGTCCTGCATCTCCTGACTCCAGCAGTTCCAGTCTGTATCAATCTGTGCCTTATGTTCATCAAGTCTATATCCATAGGCTTCAAGGCTGTGTGATCCATACAACTTGGCTGGCATGTCTTTCCATTTGCGCTTCTTATCTATGTCCAGTATATTAGCATGATACACATGAGACAGTATAAGAGTGTCAACAGTTTGACCTTTGTAGTCAAAAAATGGGTAGCAGGTTGACAGTGCAGGCAGGTCGTAATTTATAATATTGTGTCCAATGAGGCATTCAGCCTCCTCAAGCATCGTAACACCTCGCGTGATGGGTTCATCACAACCACCTTCATCATTGAAGACAGAAGTTTGACCGGTATCAAGATCATAGATGCCAATACAGTGGATTTTAGAAACATCTTGTAGTAGTCCGTTTGCCTCGATGTCAAAGACGAGGTTCATTTTGTCTTCCAGCGATACGTCTTATCTACAAACTGTGCGCGTTCTACCATCTCAGGTGTGGGAGGGTTAGGGCGCCTCAGTTCTTGGTAAGTATACCACGGATGCACGTATGGTTTATAGGTAGGTGCGTTAGAAATCGGTTGCCGGGTTGAAATCGGGTTGAGCTTCATCAGATTCGTAGAATTGACAAGTGTCTAAGTTATATTTTAAGTGACAAGCGATGCCTGTCTCGCCAGAATATCTATTTTTAAGGACTCTAATAGTGCTAGTAGCGTGTTCAGATCTGTCTTGTTGATCGCGTTCGATTGCAATGCAACCGTCAGAAAGCTGTGCAATTGCTGCGCTTCCGCGGAGCTGTCCAAGTGTAACGCGTGCTCCTTCCTCATGTCCTTGATCAGTAGATGAACGTTTAAGGTGTGATACCAGAAACATAGCCACGCCGGTACGCTCAACGAGTGAACGCAACTTGGTCATGGTGGTGTCAATCATTCTCCTTTCGTCGCCGTCAAGACCGCTAAGAAGGATAGACAAATGGTCCAGAAAAATAATCCGACAATCAAGTCCATTCGCGAGATAGTCAATGCGATTATAGATAATATCAGGATCATAACTACCAAAGCCATCATACAGAAAAAGATTCCAAGCAGCCATTGTGCGATCATAAGCCGCCTCAAGCGTCTTCTTGTCATGGTCCCCTATATGAAATGCTTTACTCTCTGCTACGCTCATCAATCCGAGCGCAGTACGCCGGTTTGATTCTTCAAGAGCCAGGTAACCGACCCGTTCTCCATTACGTAGAAGTTGAGTTGCAATGTGCCTGCAGAACGAAGACTTTCCGACACCACTTCCAGCAGTGATCGTGATAAGTTCTCCGTATCTGATACCGTGTAGTAGCCGGTTAAGGCCTTTGAATGGGTACTCATGATCAGCAGGTGGTGTGGGTGTGGTAATCAGTTCTTTTAGTGTCTTTGCTTCGACAATACCATCTGGTCGATACTCCTTAGCATCCCAGATCGCTTTACGTACTGCCTCAGCATCATCAGCCATAAGTGCATCAGAAGCGTCCTTATACTTATCGTCCAGCAGGGCGATGCTCACCTTTCCGGGTGGCAGAACACTTGCTGCTTCCTCTGCAGCCTTACGACCGGCTTCGTCATTATCAAAGAACAGGCAGATCTCTTCGTAACCCTGTAACCAGTCAAGTGCTTTCTGAATGCTTTTCTTTGCAGAAGCAGCACCAGATGGCAGGCTGACGTGTGGCCAGCTTGGCATTGCAACAGCACAGCTGGCAGCATCAAGCTCACCCTCTGTAATTACAACACGTTTACCGGTTGATGGGAATAGATTCTGACCAAACAGTGTACCGGATACATCACCTTCGTACCTGAAGTCCTTGTTCTTTGTTTTAGTTTTACATCCTACAATACGACCAGAGCGATCGGTGTAGTAGAAACGTAATACATTATTGTCTGTGTAGATTTTATACTTTGAGCATACCTCCTCTGGTATTTTACGTTTACGGAGCCGTTGTGGCTCACCTTGTATTAGCACATGTGATTGTGACATTTGGGGTTGTTCGTCACCATTAACATAAGTGTGGCATGAAAAACAATACATGTGACCGTCGCTATACAAAGAGTTAGCATCTGACGATCCACATGTATCGCATGGTATATGGCGTACAAACTCACTATCTAGTTCAGCCATTCAAGTGGTATCGATTTAAAATGTGTCCACGGGAATCCGTGTTTCTCCGCCCATTTGGCGTACGTTGTACGAGAGCCTTTGTATATTTTATTGTATGGGGCCTGGAATACAAACCGTATGTCAAGTTCAGGATGCTGCTTCTTTACTGCAAGCATCTTGCGGCGATCATCGGGACTAAGGTGACCCTTAGCCTCCAGCATAACACCGTTCTTCAGTATGAAGTCTGGTGTGTAGTTACAGGTAAGAACATATTGTATCTTCTTACTTTCGTATTCGTATTCAAGCCCGGTGCTAGACAGAAAGTCATCAACCTTCTGTTCTAGCCCGGAGCGAAAGTTCATTCGTCATCAAGAGCTTTTTCAACAATCTCACCAACGATCTCTTCGACGGCACGGCGCATCTCGTACTTGAAATCAGAACGATCGGCCTTGTACCTAGTCACAGAAATGGTTGGCAACGCAATGCTGAGTGTTGCTTCAAACAATCCAAGGTCTTGGTTTTTGTCAACTTTGTAGTCAACATTGTCAGAAATCATCGTCATCGTCATTGTTAGTGAGGCCAACGGGTGCGGGTTCTGCCTTGTAACCATCTGTTTTACCAAACAGTTCAGCAACAGCAGTGTCACTAAGTTCAGCTTCACCACCACCAGTGGATCCACCAAGCTCAACAACTTGTACGCCAACAAGCTTCAGGCTAGTGCCATAGGTGACACCATCCTTCAAGATGTAGGGTTTTTGAAAGAAACCAAGTTTAACCTTGGAGCCACTGTACAGCGGCATGTTCTCATCAACAATTGGTGTACCCTCGCTGTCAACAACAGGCGGGCGACGATCCTCCTTCCAAGAGAACTTGAGTTTGTAACGTCCCTCGTCTACTTCTTCCCATGGGGTGGGCTTCAAGGTAGAACGCTTAGGGTTCTTCAGTTTGGACTCTGCCCACTTCAGAACTTCGGTACGATCTTCTTCAAGGTTTGACACCATGTTGGCGTCAACAATAGCAGTAAGGGAATAACCGAATTTACCGGGAGTCAGGATGGCTTGGTAGCCCTCCAACATCACAGGGTCAACGGTTACGAAAGGGGCTTTAGACATCAGCAGAAAAAATAGGTTGATTTAGTCACCTGTTCGGGTTCAAGATCCCCGATCATAGGCGGTTCTGTCTCCGCACCAATAAAGGTAGCGAAGTCTTTCAGGTATTCGTGTTTTGCAAATAGATGCAAGTAAGTTTCTCGGACGATGGATGAAAGAGTATCCATGTCAGAAGCACGACATAAAATCGAATCGTGTATGAGGGCCAACGGTGCGTTGAAGCGTATTGCAGAAAGTGCGAGTAAGCTAGCATCGAGAGAATGAACTAAATTAGGAGCAGTTGCGTTTTTATGGTGATTCAGGTCCACCATGTCACCTTTACGACCAACCTTTACCTGACACCTGCCAAGCAGTTTCAAGTCAAGACGTTCGTATTCGTATTTGTTAAGTTGTTGGTGGACAGTAAAACCAGAGGGAGTAGTCCACTCTAGATACTTATCACCACGCTTGATAGCTCGTGCCACCTCAGACTCAATCCATTTCATCACAGCCATTGGACCAGGAAAGACCTTGTTCATGGCGTCGCGTACGGCTACCACAATCTCGGTCAACTCATCCTTGGTTACATCGACACCAATCTCAGTAAAGGCATCACGTATGTACTGCCTGTTGGAGAATGGTTTTGCGTTGTAACAAATGGTCATCACGCTGCGCTTGGTTTTTTTACGGTCCCAGTATTGCCTCAATCGTTGCGGGATCTGATCAATACTGGCTTCAGCGATAGCCTTGTAAGCATCCTGAGGTTCGCTCCCAGGGAGTACATTAACCATTGAAGCCGTAGATTTGTCGCGGGCCAACCCTGCCAGGATTTGTAGACCTGAGCATGTTGCATCCACTGCGATAGGTAGACGGGTATGATGCCGACTACAATCAATAAAACAAGCATAAAACTCTTCACAAGCAGATAGAAATAACCATGGCTCATCAGCACCCTCCCAGTCACCAATGTTACCGATGGGATCGGTTGCGACACGGGTGATTAGATGATGATTGTGAGACACCCACTCTTGACGTTCAGCCATCGTGGCCTTGTCAAGACCCCAAGTTGTAGCAACTTGAAAGGCGACCCACTCTTCATCCTCTGGAAAGATGAAAGCTCCTTCAGCAAACTGTAGTAAGCTTTTACCAAAGTCTGTATCTTGAGGAGTTAGGAATGCAGGAATTGGATACACACGACCACGGTAATCGCAGCTCCAGGGTAAATAGAATCGTTCCCGATCCTTGAAGCGCTTTACTGCCTCCATTGTCATACGAGTACGACAACTCCTGCGGAAGGCTTGGCTGTTGATGTTGTTTACCTCTGCGGCCTTGCGCCTGTAGGTAAATCTAGAATCTTTATTCTCTGCTATATCTACAGGTTTAGGAGGTAGTGGCATCTCAGAGATTGGGACAAACTTCCCAACTTGTATTCCCTTCTCCTCTAACTGTATAGCAACATCAACGATAAACGGGTTCAGGCGGTATGGCACCTTCTGTATCTTGTTGATAAACTCGAAGATGGTTTCCCCCTGTATTAGGGAGGGGTTACCGCGCCGGACCATTTCGTGCCCACACATTACCTCATTCAGGACGTAACCGCCCTGATTCTCAGGTGTCCAATCACGTGGCTCGATGAGCATTGGCCACGCAAGCGGGCTGAATAACTCAGCATCGTGCATGATGGTATCACGAATACGAAGGAAGGCATCGGTGTGTACAACATACTGATCTGTTTTCTTACCAGTGCGCTTTAGTTCGATGGTAAACCATCCAGTCTTAGCCATGACTTGCTCAAGCAACCATGTGCCAATCTTGATGTTGTTACCCTGCGCCCAGGTATCCCACTTCGGGATGTCGGCCTTGTTCATAGCCTTGCGAGTGTTCGCTAGCTTTTGATGAGTGCCGATTGAATCGTGCCAGTATGTTTTCTTGAGATAGTTAAGAAGACCAGGCGCTTCACGTTCATAGTGTCGCATCTGACATTCATCCTGTACCGCTCGACCAATACTCGTGGTTACATTGACAACCAGTGCATTCTTTGGTTTATTGCTGAATGCTTGGTCAAATGTTACCTTCAGTGCAATGGCCGCCAGGGCTATCGTTTCTAGGTCGTCGGTATGTTTCCTTATCTCACGAAATGCAGGCCCGTTCTGGCCCCTTGCAAGCCTGCTACGCGTGGCTTCTATGCCATCCATGACGGCAGGCAGCATGGCTTGTATGCCATATGTGCCATACTCAGTTGCACTTGCGTAAGACTTGTCGTGTAGTTTCTCAGTTTGTTTGGTTAGTTTGTTTGGTTAGTAAAGGTCTCGACAAACTAACCAA